ACTCGCTATTCATCAGCGCACGCAACAACGCAGGCTCTTATTTCAACGGCTGGCTGTCGTCAATGATTGTCCGCTTTGGCGCAAGCCTGTCGCAAAGCCAGATCGAAGCAACAGAGTCGTGGGTCAACCAAAAAACAGGCGCGTTTTGATGTTTGCCAAAACAATGCCATCAATAGAACAACTGCGTGCCGCGTTTACGCTTGACGCAGAGCGCGGCGTGCTGCTTCGCAATAAAAACTACCGGCAGTACAAGCAAGGTAACGTCTGCGGAACAAAGATGGCGTCCGGGCATTTACAGACGTTTTTTGATGGCAAACGCTACCTTGTGCATCGGCTGGTGTATTTCATGGCAACAGGCGTCGATCCTCTTGACTATGTTGTAGCCCACATCAACGGCGTTCCAAACGACAACAGATTGTCAAACTTAAGGCTTGCAACAAAACAAGAAAACAGCAGGCACAAAGTAAAACTGTGTTCAACTAACACAAGTAAGCATCGCAACGTGTCTTGGTGCGCATCTATTCAGCGCTGGAAAGTCAGCATTGGATGTAACGGTAAGCGCATTCAAAAGCAGTTTGCAAATTTTGACGATGCCGTTCGGTGCGCCTACGAGTTGCGCAAAACGCTCTTTGGCAATTTTGCTGGGGTGACGCAGTAATGGACGTATACCGCAACCTTATTGTTCCAGCCGACCAAGCCCCCTTGGCCCGCCTCATCGCGGCCACGCTGGACCCCGTGAACTGCCAAGGCATGTTCCAAACGGGCCTTTCCCCCACGGGCGACGAGCCGGCCACGCACTACATCAGCAGCGGCGGCATCTCCGAGGGCTTCGCAAACTTGGTGCCCTTTACCGTGTGGGCGCAGGAAGGCGATCCCCCGCAGTGGGTTGAGGTCAGCCATGACCCGGGCAAGCCGGCGAAGACGTTCGAACTGTGCCTGCAGGCTGGCCTGGATATCACGCTGGAAGCCATCGAGGTGCTGTACGCCAGCGCCGATGTGACGGCGGAAAACCCGTGGATGGCGATGGCCCGGATGGGCCTGCAACTGGTCCAGGCACCGGAGGTGGAGAATGGCTAAGACCCCTGCATGGCAGCGCAAAGAGGGCAAGTCTGAGTCCGGTGGACTCAACGCCAAAGGCCGCGCCAGCTACAACAAAGCCAACCCAGGAAAGCCTGGATTGAAGGCGCCGCAACCGGAAGGTGGCCCCCGTCGTGACTCCTTCTGTGCCAGGATGAAAGGGATGAAGGCAAAGTTGACGTCAGAAAAGACGGCAAAGGATCCGAACTCCCGCATCAACAAGAGCTTGAGGGCCTGGAATTGTTGACATGGAAGCGACGTTCATTTGGAATACCGTCTTGACGTTGCTGATCGGCGTTGTGGGGTTCTTCATGTCAGCCAAGTTCAAAGAACTCGACCGTATCAGCATTCTGCTCAACAGAACGCGAGAGGAAGTGGCCCGGGACCACATCACTCGCTCAGAGTTCCGTCAGGACATGAAAGAACTGCTGGAGAGGTTTGACAGGATTGAGTCGAAGATCGACAATCTACGAAGCAAGCCCCATGCCGTATAGTTCTCCCAAGCAAGAGCGGCTCATGCGGGCCGTCGCGCACAGCCCAGGCTTCGCCAAGAAGGTGGGTATCCCCCAGGCCGTTGGCCGGAAGTTTGAAGCCCACAAGGCCGAAGGAGGCCCCGTGAAAGAATCCCCCAAGATGGTCAAGAAGGAACTCGCCTTCATGAAGGCTAAGGGTGCGCCCAAGGCCATGATCAAGCACGAGAAGGAAGAAGCCAAGGGCAAGCCCAAGGGCAAGCCGTTCGCCAAGGGTGGCGCGGCGAAGAAGATGGCATACGGCGGCAAAGCCTGCTGAGGAGAGAAAGATGGCGACGCAAAATCCCACGAAGGCTCCGGCCCCGGCGCCGGCAATTCCGGCTGCAGTGCGCATGGCGATGGAGTCGGCGGCGAAGCAGAAGGCCAGCGATGCGGCGGAGAAGCACTTCCCCAAGAACATCGATCCGGAAGGCATGCTACCGCCCAAGAAGAAGGCGATGGGCGGCATGACCAAGAAGTACGCCAAGGGCGGCTCTGTGCGCGGCGCAGGCGTCGCCCAACGCGGCGTCAAGCAGTGCAAGATGGTGTGACATGGCTACCGATCCCCGGTACACGAAATCCGCCCGCGAAGGCGGCATCCCGCGTCCTCAGACGTTTGGGGATGCTTTCAGGGAGGCTCGCTCGGCAGGTGATGCCACTTTCGAGTTTCAAGGCAAGACCTACACCACCAAGACTGCTGAAGAGCAGGGTCGGGAGATTGGTGCTCGTGCAGCCGCAGGCTCTGGGCGCGGTTCGTCCGCAGGCAGGACAGCCGCTAATCGGGATACGGCCTCAGAATCCAAGAAAGAAACGCCAGCGCGGCCTCGTGCATCTCTCTCTGATATTCCCGGCTTGCTCATGCGAGGCATGGCTGAAGGGGCAGAACGCGTTCCTGCGGGGCGCGGTCTAGGTGCGGCGTTTGTGGGTGCTGGCTTGCCGCGTGCTGTGGCTGGGGCAAGGGCCGGAGCGAGGGTTGCAGAAGCAGCGGAGAGACGTATCGAGCCCATGATGGCTACAGGGCGTGTCCGAGAGACGGGGCAGTTCCGTTCTGGGTCGCCTTCACTACGTGAGGCGCAGCGCGAAGCCGCTGAAGAGATGGCGCGGGAACCCGCGCTCAAGAAGGGCGGCAAGGTCAAGGCTTACGCCAAGGGCGGCTCTGTGCGCGGCGGTGGGTGCGAGTCTCGCACCAAGAAGACGAAGTACGTATGAAAGCCTCACGCGGCATGGGCTGCATCCGCCCGGAACTCAAGAAGCCCAAGGCATACGCCAAGGGCGGGGAGAGCCGCGTGAACGAGGCGGGCAACTACACCAAGCCTGGGATGCGCAAGAGCCTCTTTGAGAAGATCAAGGGGCAGGCTACGCAAGGTACGGCAGCAGGCGAATGGTCCGCGAGAAAAGCGCAGCTTCTGGCGAAGCAGTACAAGTCCAAGGGCGGCGGGTATCGTGACTAAGGCCCCGCAGCAGTCTCTGAAGGATTGGACCGCTCAGAAATGGCGGACCAAGTCAGGGAAGCGCTCCTCCGACACCGGGGAGCGCTATCTCCCCGAGGCTGCGATCAAGTCCCTGAGCCCCTCTGAGTACGCGGCCACAACCCGGGCAAAGCGGGCAGGCAAGGCCAAGGGTCAGCAGTTCGTCAAGCAACCGCCGAAGGTGGCATCGAAGACAGCGAGATTTAGATGACCACATCAGGGACCACCACTTTCAACCTCGACCTCAACGATGCGGTCGAGGAGGCGTTTGAACGCTGCGGGGCTGAGCTTCGCACGGGCTACGACCTGCGCAGCGCAAGACGATGGTGGAGCGCAAAACGGGCCCTGCTAGGCAGTCTTGGCCGGTGAGTCCTTTGGGGAAACGAAAGGGTTGAGCATGCAGCGTTACTTCGACGTTGTTCAGACGACAGCAGGCAACGCCATTCCCGGCGCGTTGGTGTACGTCTATGTGGGCAGTACAACCGTGCTGGCGACCCTGTTCGCTGACAACGGCGTCACCGCTGCACCCAACCCCCTGACGACAAACACCGATGGCGAGTATGCCTTCTACGCCGCCAACGGCACCTACACCCTCCAGATAGCCGCCACGGGTTACGCAGGCGAGACGAAACCTGGGGTGGTGTTGTTTGATCCCTCGAACAATGTGTCTTTTGGTAGTGTTGGTAACAGCGTTGGGATCAATGAAACCAACCCCGCTACCACGTTTTGGGTTGCTAGCTCCGACGATTTTGTAGCCACTTTTAGAAATACTGACTCTAGCGCAGCTTACATTGATTTTTATAACGATAACGGTACAGGTACAAACGATGTGTACTGCGGCTCTGAAAGTTCTACCTTTGTTATTTACGCTGGTTCTGCAAAACGTCTTGTTATTGATGACATAGGCAATCTAAAAATGATAACAGGCCCAGTTATGCCGTATGCGCCAGCTCCGGCATCTATTAGTGTTGGGTCAACATTGACTAATCAAGACATTCAAGCACAAATCATCAATACTACTGGCACTTCATTCACTTTGACAATGCCTACGGGCACTACTTTAGAAAACTCTGCTTTTTGGTTTGTAAACAACATTGGTTATGATTTTTATATTATCAATACAGCATCTGGAACCATAACTATTGCAGCAAACACTGGGGTAACAACGCTTGGTGGGCTTACTATTGCGACAGGAACTTCTGCTCAATTTCGCATCCGCAGAACTGCGGCCAGCACTTTCGTCTTGTACCGTCTAGGCTAATTTTTACACTGAGGACTGACCCATGACTGTGCTGTCCACCAATCCGCCGAGCATCTACACCAACACCTCCGGGGCGGCGGTATTCAACCTCGACCTCAATGAAGCGGTCGAGGAAGCGTTTGAGCGCTGTGGTGCTGAGCTACGCACAGGTTATGACCTGCGCACGGCGCGACGGTCTCTGAACCTGCTCTTTGCAGACTGGGCCAACCGGGGGGTGAACCTCTGGACGGTGGCGCAAGACACCATCAACCTGACCCAGGGCACCAACACCTACAACCTCCCGCAGGACACCGTAGACCTCATTGAGCACGTCATCCGCACGGGAGCAGGCAACGTTTCAACGCAGGTCGATCTGACCATCACGCGCATCAGTGTCAGTACGTACTCCAGCATTCCGAACAAGCTGCAGCAAGCACGCCCGATCCAAGTTTGGGTGAACCGCCAAGCCCCGACGCCGCAGATCACCGTATGGCCCACGCCTGACCAGACAGGCGTCTATCAGTTCGTCTACTGGTACTTGCGGCGCATTCAGGACGCTGGTGCAGGCGGCACCTACACCCAGGACATCCCCTTCCGCTTCCTCCCGTGCCTTGTTTCCGGTCTGGCGTATTACCTGAGCATGAAACTCCCGGGCGGCATGGAGCGTCTCCAGATCCTGAAGGCGCAGTACGACGAAGACTGGGATCGTGCATCGAGCGAAGACCGTGAAAAGGCTGCGGTACGGTTCGTACCCCGGCAGATGTTCATCGGCTGATCATGCCTCACAAAGATCCAGAAGCGCGTAAAGCGTATCTGCGAGAGTACGCGGCAAAAAACCGCGAGCAGGCGTATGCTCGCGTAAAAGCATGGCGTGAGGCAAACCCTGATCAAGTGGCAGAGCAACATAAGCGATACGCGGAAAAGCACCCTGATAAGGTGGCGATTAACCAAGTCGCATGGAAAAAGCGCAACGCGGAAAAAGTGCGTATTGCAAATAAAAACCGTGCAGCAAAGAAAAGAGCGGAACAACCAGAAAAGGTCAAAGAAGCAAAGAAAAGCTATGTGCAACGCAATAGAGATGTGGTTAATGCCGCTGTTGCCCGGCGCAAAGCAGCTAGGCTACAACGCACACCAAAATGGCTGACAGCTTTTGACAAGCTTAAGATACAGTGCATTTATTCTATTGCAGCCATGCTTACTCGACATAATGAAGAGCCATGGCACGTAGATCACGTCATCCCTTTACAAGGAGACCTAGTTTCAGGTCTACACGTACCTTCAAATTTACAAGTGATGCGCGGTGTCGAAAACGTGCGCAAACACAAAAAGTTTGAGGTGACGCATGGCTAACAGGTTTGCAAACGGGGCCAAAAGTTTCGGGTTTTGTGATCTGTGCGGTTTTAGGTATGACTTAAAACAGCTTAAAAATCTTGTAGTCAAGACCAAGCAAACGCAAATCAAAGCATGTAGAGCGTGTTGGGTACCTGATCAACCGCAACTACAGCTTGGGATGTTCCCCGTAAGTGACCCCCAGGCCATCCGTGACCCCCGCCCGGACACAAATACGTGGTATCAGTCCGGTACGAACGGCCTCCAAACTGACACGGTGTCAGGCACCGGCCCCTTGCAAGAGGGCTACCCTGGCGAGGGCATGCTGGTCATCCAGTGGGGATGGAACCCTATCGGTGGCGCCAGGGACTTTGACGCTGTGCTCACGCCAAACACTTTGGTCGGCGTGGGTGAAGTTGGTCAGGTGACTACCGGCAATACCGGAACCCCTCAGTTCACGCTTGTCGAAGTTCTGTACACGACGCCGGGAACGTACTCTTGGACTGCGCCTACGAGTACCAATCAAATCTACGTGTTGTGCGTAGGTGGCGGCGGCTCCAGTGGGCATTCTGTATTGGGCGTAGGTACCGATGGAGTAGACGGGGGCGATTCTGCATTCGGGGTCGCCTTGACGGCGGGCGGTGGGAAGGGCGGAAAACTCCAAGACCCGTTTACGGGGTTTGGCGATGGCGGCGCGGGCGGTGCAGGCACTGCGCTAAGCGCAACTGTTTTTGGTGGTGATGGCGGCGCGGGTGGCACAGGCACTCCGTTCGCGGGCGGAGGTGGCGGCGGTGCAGGTGGATACGCAGGTGCCGGGGGTGCCGGCGGAATAGATTTTGTAACACGTATTCCAGGGCAGGCGGGCACTGGCGGTGCGGGCGGCGGCGGGTACGGGTGGTTTGACTTTGAGATGGGTGCTGCTGGTGGCGGCGGAGTGGGCTTATCTGGGCTCGGTGCAAACGGTGCAGGGGGCTTCAGGTCACCAACCGATATTACCGCTTACAGCCCCAGTGGCGGCGGCGGTTCTGGCGGAGCAAACGGTACAGCCGTTAACGGGTTTCCTGCATATGGCGCCACAGGCGGTCTTTATGGCGGCGGAGGCGGCGGGAGCGTAAGATTTAACTCTGGTGCCGGTGGTGGTGGCGCTCTTCGTTGGACGTTTGTAACCACAACTTTGGGAGCGACGTACACCGTAGTTGTCGGTGCGGGCGGTGTAGTGGTTACAGGCGGAAGCGGCGCGAACGGCGCAGTCAAGATTGCCTACTGGCAACCCATTCCTTAACTCGCCGGTCGGCGGTATCATTCAGACGGGCGCGGCCCGAAGGAGTTCGACATGAAAGACGCAATGAAGGCCCTGCGGGCACATGCCAAGAAGCCCGCCAGTGTGGCGCACGGCCCCGGCGCCAAGCTCGCCAAGGGTGGTGTGACCACCGAGATGTCCCAGAAGATGGGCCGCAACATGGCCCGCGTGGCGAACCAAGGCCCGGTCGGGCGCAAGGGGAAGTGACATGATGAAGGCTAAGCCGGTTCCGACTCCGGTCGTGAACGCTGACGCGCCCATGCCGCGCATGGTGGTGGGCAACATCGCCTCCGCTGCGACGCCCCCGGCCAAGACCTCGGGCGTCAAGGTTCGTGGTGGCAAGGCGCAGACCAAGGGCTTCATGGCTCGGGGACCGATGGCGTGAACTACACCGAGCTGAAAACCGCCGTCGAGGACAGCACCGAGAACACGTTCTCCGCGACGGACTTCGCCACGCTCACCAAGCTGGCGGAGCAGAAAATCTACAACACGGTGCAGCTTCCGATCCTTCGGAAGGACGCGACCCTGGCATTGACCAGTGGCGTGCAGAACGTCAACCTGCCGTCAGACTTTCTGGCGGCGTACAGCGTGGCTGTGTACTCGACGCTCTTGGGCGGTGGTGACCGCGCGTTCCTCCTGAACAAGGATGTGAACTTCATGCGGGAGAGCTATCCGAACCCCGCAACCACCGGCACGCCTCGGTACTACGCCCTGGACGGTACGTCAACTGCGTTGATACAGAAGATCATCCTCGGCCCGACGCCTGGGGCGAACTTCAGCCTTGATCTGAACTACTTCTACCAGCCGCAGAGCATCGTCACGGCAGGCAACACATGGCTTGGTGACAACTTCGACACCGTGCTGTTTAACGCGGTCATGGTAGAAGCTGCTCGGTTCATGAAGGCTGAGCAGGACATTGTTCAGTTGTACACCAGCCAGTTCAACGATTCGATTCTGCTGCTGAAGAACCTGGGCGACGGCAAGAACCGCCAAGACGCCTACCGTAGTGGTCAGGTCAGGAATCCGGTGAAGTAAATGGCAATCCTCCAGGGAATGTGCTCCTCGTTCAAGCAGGAGTCTTGGCTAGGTATCCATGATCTGGACACCGACACACTGAAGTTGGCGCTCTACACCGCGTCAGCAGACCTCAGTCAGGCCACGACTGTTTACACACAAATAGGTGAAGTTGTTGGTACGGGCTACCTCGCGGGCGGGATTCCGCTCACTGGGGTGCAGGTCTTGCTCTCTGGCACCACTGCCTACGTGACGTTCAACACGCCGGTATTTACCGGCGCATCTTTCACCTGCCGGGGTGGTTTGATCTACAACGCGTCCAAGGCCAACCGCGCCATCGCTGTGCTGGACTTTGGTGCTGACAAAACGGCTTCGGGCACGTTCACGATTCAGATGCCCGCAGCTTCTGCAACGACGGCGCTGCTGCGCTTCGCTTGAAATGACATGGACCCCTGTAAACACATCTGCCCCCGCCGCGTGGCCGGGGGTGAACACAGATGTTTTTTACACGTACTATCTGCTTCAAGAGGACGGGGCGTTTCTTCTCCAAGAAGATTCCTCAAAGATAGTCACCGCGTATGTGAAGCCTACGTGGCCTGAAATCACAACGCCAGCACCGAGTCCCTGGACACCTATTTGAGAACATCATGGCGAATACCTACACCACGGGCCTGAAGCTGGTGAAGCCCGGGCTGAACGACGCAGGCTGGGGCACCACGGTCAACGACCGCTTGACGGACCTTGTGGATCAGGCGGTGGTGGGCTCGGTCGATGTGGCCGTGACTTCTGGGGGCACCACCACGCTGCCTACGATTGCAGACGGCGCATCCTCCGATGCCCGGAACATGACGCTGGTGATCACCGGCTCGCTGACCAGCGTGCAGACGGCCACGGTGCGTGTTCCTGCCACGGTCTCTGGCATTGCCAAGCTGTACTCCGTCACGAACAGCGCGGGGGGCACGGTCACGGTCGAGACGTCAGGGGGCGCCAGTGTGGCGGTGCCCAACGGCAAGTCCATGCTCCTGCGTGTGACGAGCGCCGGGGTCTATCAAACCGCCACTACCGCCGACTCTCCGCAATTCACAGGCACGCCCATTGCCCCAACTGCTAGTTTTGGGACAAGTACAACCCAGCTTGCTACAACCGCTTTTGTACAGGCCGCTCTACAAGCACTGCATCCTGTCGGGTCTATCTACATCAATGCCACCAATGCCACCAATCCTGGCACGTTGCTCGGGTTTGGCACTTGGGTTGCGTTTGGTGCGGGGCGGGTTCCTGTTGGCTTCGACTCTACAAACGTCCTATTTGACACTGCCGAAGAAACTGGCGGTTCTGCGGACGCCGTGGTGGTCAGCCACACGCATACGATCACTGATCCGGGCCACTCGCACACGACGACCATCCCGACTTCTGCAACCGGTAACAGTGCGCAATCTTTGTACTCAACGAACAGCGCGGGCACCAGTTCGACCATAACATCCTCCACTGCAACGACCGGCATCAGCGTGAACACGGCGGGGTCTAGCGGTACGAATGCCAACTATCAACCGTACATCACCGTTTATATGTGGAAGCGGACGGCGTGAGTTAAGGAGCCATCATGGAGCCGATTGACCTGAACACCCTGAAGGCCCAGGCCGCAGTTGAACTCAAGCGGCTGGAGGCTCAGGCCACCGCCAAGGAAGTCGCTGCCAAGGCCATCGGCAAGACGGCCATCATCTGGATCTTCCTGCTGGTGCTGGTGGGCGTTGTGTCGTCGGCTTTCCTGAATACCGAAGCGCTTCCTGCTGTCATCGGTTTGGTGGCAACCGCCACGATGGCCCTGATCCAGATGGTCAACGGCATCGTCAACGAGACCAAGAAGGAAGAGAAGCCTGAGATCACGATCATCAAGGAATTGATCGGGCGCCTGGACAAGCCTGAGCGTCAGGAAGCATCCATGAAGGTCAGTGTCGAAGGCGACAAGGTCACCGTCCAGCGCGGTGATGATGTCATCTCCACCAAGGGGTGAACATGCTCTCTCTGCTTTCTACCCTCGGTGGTCTGCTGATCAGCGGTCTCCCAAAGCTGCTGGAGTTCTTCCAGAACAAGAGCGACCAGAAGCACGAGATTGCCCTGGCGCGTCTCCAGACTGAGCGTGAACTCCAGCTTGCAGCCCAGGGATACGCCTCCCAGGCCAAGATGGAGGAGATCCGCGTTGAGCAGGTTGCGATGCAGACCGAGGCGCAGATGACCGAGGCTGCGCTCAGGCACGATGAGAAGGTGCTGGAGAAAGCCAGCCGCTGGGTGGCAAACTACGTCGGCACGGTGCGCCCGACGGTGACCTATATTTTCATCATCGAGTTGGTGCTGATTAACGCTGCTTTGACGTTGTACGTCTGGAAACATCCGGGTCTGATTCAGTCGGTGGACGACCTGATCCGTGTTACCGCGATCATCTTCAGCGAAGACGAAATGGCCATGCTGGGCGGGATCATTGGGTTCTGGTTCGGCAGCAGGCAGTGGAGCAAGAAGTGAAGCTCAGCCCCGAGGGCGCTGCGCTGATGCACAGGTATGAGGGCTACAGAACCCGGCCCTATCTGTGCCCTGCGCACATCTGGACCGTTGGGTACGGGCACGTCCTGTATCAGGACCAGATCCAACTGCCCATGGTTCGCAAAGAGGGCTACACTGGATTCATCCGCATGAACTACCCGCTACGTCCGGAGCACAACTGTGTCTGGTCCAAGAAAGAGATCGATGCGCTTTTCGACGCTGACGTCGCTGCTTTTGAGCGAGGTGTTCTTCGTCTGGTTCCCGGCTGTGCTGGTCATCAAGGGCGCTTCGACGCTCTGGTCTCTTTTGCGTACAACGCAGGGCTAGGGAATCTCCAGCGCAGCCAGATCCGCATGAAGGCCAACCGTGATGACATCGAGGGGGCCGCAGATGCGTTCATGCAGTGGACCAAGGCTGGCGGCAAAGAACTCCCGGGTCTTGTCAAGCGGCGCAGAGATGAGCGTGCGCTGTTCCTGAGGTAACCGTATGCCGCTGAAGGCCGTCCGCATTCGTCCGGGAGTGTTCCGCGAGAACACTCGCTATGCCTCGGAAGACCGTGGATGGTACTTCTGCGAGAAGGTGCGTTTTCGCTCAGGTCAGCCCGAGAAGATTGGCGGGTGGCAGCAGCTTTTGCCCGATCAATTCCTGGGTGTCTGTCGGTCTCTCTGGCCTTGGACGCAGTACGTCGGTGTCGGTACGAACCTCAAGTACTACATCCAGTACGGCGCCTACTACGACATCACGCCGCTGCGTGCCACAAGCACGATCAACAACAATCCGTTTGCGTTGACGGCGTCCCTTACCTGCACGGTGACAGACACCGCGCACGGCTGCTTTACCGGAGACTTTGTCACCTTCAGCGGTGCGGTGGATATCGGCGGTGCGGGCACCAACATCACTGCGGCTGTGCTCAACCAAGAGTACCAAGTCACAGTTGTTGACGTCAACAGCTACACCATCCAGCTTCCTGTCATCCCGAATGCCATCGCTCTCGCAGCCGGCTCGGGCGGGGGTGCTGCAGTGGTTGCCGCCTATCAGGTCAACGTCGGGTCCACGATCCAGTACCCGCCTGCTTCGGGCACGGGCTGGGGCAGCGGCGGCTGGGGCAGCGGCGTGTGGGGTGGCAGTTCGACGCCCTTCACCCCTTTGAACATCGGCATCTGGACCGCCTACAACTTCGGCAACGACCTGCTGATCAACCCCAAGGGCGGAGGCATCTACTACTGGACGGCGACCACGATTGGCACGGGCACGCGGGCGGTCAACATCTCGACGCTCCCGGGGGCAAGCGACACGCCCAGCAAGGCGAACTACATCGTCGTCTCCGACGCCTCACGCTTCGTTCTGGCCTTCGGCACGACGGACTACGGCTCAACCGATCTGGACCCTATGCTGATCCGGTGGTCGGATCAGGAGACGGCGGCGGATTGGACGCCTGCGGCCACCACCCAAGCAGGCAGCCTGCGCCTGTCCCACGGTTCAGCCATCGAAGCGGTCGCGCAAGTGCGCCAGGAGATTCTGGTCTGGACAGACACGTCGCTGTACTCGCTCCAGTACCTCGGCCCGCCCATCGTGTGGGGCTCACAGATCCTCGCGGACAACGTCTCCATCGTCAGTGACCGCGCCTGGGCAACCGCCGCAGGCGTTACCTACTGGATGGGCTACGAGAAGTTCTACGCCTTCGACGGGCGCGTGCAGACGCTCAACTGCGACCTGCGCCAGTACATCTTCAATGACTTCAACTACGGCCAGCCGCTGCAGGTTTTTGCATCTACCGTAGAGCAGTTCAGCGAAGTGTGGTGGTTCTACTGCTCTGCAGGATCCACGACTATAGACCGCTACGTGGTCTACAACTACGCAGAGAAAATCTGGTACTACGGCACGATGGCCCGCACCGCGTGGGTGGACGCAAGTGTTGTGCAAGATGTACCGATGGCAGCGGACTACAACAACAGGCTGCTGGTGCATGAGACGGGCTGTGATGACGGTTCCACGTCTACACCTGTCGGTTTCGAGGCTTACATCACGTCCTCAGAGTTCGACATCGACGACGGCCACAACTTTGGCTTCGTCTGGCGCGTGCTTCCGGACATCACATTCACGGGATCTACCACGGAGTTGCCCGCGCAACCCAGCGTTGAGCTATCTCTCCTGACCCTGCAGAACTCGGGTTCCGGCTACACGCGCGGCGTGGACCCGGTGGCAACTGATGCCTCCAACATGTCCGTTGCGGGGAGCAATGCCTTCCCCGTCGCCAGGGTGGCCACGACCACAGTCGAGCGCTTCACCGAGCAGGTCAACATTCGCATTCGGGCACGCCAGATGGCGATCAAAGTGGCTTCTGACGGTAAGGGTGTGCAGTGGCAACTTGGGGTGCCAAGAATCGACATTAGGTCGGACGGCAGGCGTTGACATGAGAACCGATCTGGCATATGATACCAGCTTACTTCGGGGGGTTGGTATGCCAAAATTTGTGGATCGAACGGGCCAAATTTTTGGTCGCCTGCATGTTCTGCGCGAAGCTGGGAGAGGGCCTAGTAACAAAGTCCTATGGCGTTGTCGATGTGTTTGCGGCGAAGAACTGGACGTAATTGCGGGATCGCTTGTTACCGGTAACACCAATTCGTGTGGGTGTCTTCTAAAAGAGAAGATAACAAAACATGGTGGCTATAACAAAGGTTCTTATAACACTTGGCGTGGAATGATGCGTAGGTGTTACAACGAAAAGGATAAAGACTACTATAAATACGGCGGTATCGGTATTTCGGTGTATGAAAAATGGCATGACTACGCTACGTTTGCTAAAGACGTAGGTGAACCTGTTGGGGACCAGACGCTAGATAGGATTGATCCTAACGGCAGCTATGTACCAGAAAACTGTCGATGGGCCTCTTTGACGGTGCAGAACAGAAACGTGCGTATGTCTCGGCGTAATAAAAGCGGTATACGAGGTGTGCTGCAGTTAGGCAAAAAATGGGTGGCACAAATTACCGCAAAAAGTATTACGTATCGTTCCAAATCGTTTGATACAAAAGAAGAAGCGACGCAAGAACGGCTTAATATGGAAAAGGTCTACTGGACATAAATCGTGAGCATCATCAGCACGATCATCAAGCGGTTCAAAGCCCCCGCGCTTCCGTTCCCTACAAGAGGCTACGATCCGGACTACTTCAACCAGCTACTGAGCATTCTGCGGATCTACTTCAACCAGCTAGACAACCTGCTGAATCAAATCGTGGCGACCACTGCAAACCCTATTCCGGTATCTATCGGCGGCACCAACGTCGATGCGTTTGGCCGTCTGCGCACTAGCGCACCCTACACGCTCTTCGACAGCCAGAACCGCTACGCCGCAGACAATCAGTTTGATGTTGCAACGACGGGCACAGGTGCAGCGGCTTTCCTGCCCAACGAAGCGGCGGTCGAAATGTCGGTCACTTCCAGTGGTGCAGGCTCCGTCATCCGGCAGAGCTACCGTTCATTCCCGTATCAGCCTGGGAAGGGTCTGCTTGTCCTCGCCACATTTGTGATGGACAGCAATGCAAGTACTAGCCTGACGCAACGGGTCGGCTACTTCAACACCAACAACGGGGTGTTCTTCCAGCGGGTGGACGGGGTCTATTCCTTCGTCTTGCGGTCTAGCTCTACCCCTACTCCGGGCACGCCAAGCGATGTGCGTTCTGTGCCGCAGTCAAGCTGGAATGGCGACAAACTTGATGGCACCGGGCTAAGTGGCTATACGCTGGACCCGTCCAAGGCGCAGATCCTGTGGATGGACTTTGAGTGGCTGGGCGTGGGTTCGGTGCGGTGTGGGTTCATCATCAACGGTGAGTACATCGTCTGCCACACCTTCCACAACGCCAACGATATCACCAGCGTTTACATGACGACGGCAATCTTGCCGGTGCGCTACGAAATTAGTTCTTCGGTTGCGCTTGCTGCATCCATGAAGGCGATCTGTTGCTCTGTGGTGTCTGAGGGTGGGTACGAGCAATCTTCAATTGGTCATGTGGCGCGGCGCACATCGATTCTCGGCACGATTGGTTCGACCTTCCTGCCGCTGGTGTCTATCAGGCTGTCTTCCTCGGCGCTGGGTGCAGTTGTCTTGCCGCAGCGGGTTCAGGTGTTGCCTACCACCAGCCAAAACTACGAGGTGGCGCTGGTCAAGAACCCGACGCTTATCCGTAGAACAGCAACACTCAACAACCCGTTTGCTACTGTTAACGGATCTGCAACCGTTACGGTGACCGATGCAGGACACGGCGGGACAACGGGGGACTACGTAAACTATTCGGGCGCTGCTGCGGTAGGTGGACTGACTCTGAACGGACGGTATCAGATCACTGTTCTAGGTGTTAACACCTACACCATCACAGCATCTACCAATGCGACCTCTACTGTTGCGGCGGGCGGTGGGGCAGCGGTTGTTACTACATATGAGATCAGCAACTCTGCTTGGTTGTCGGTCCCCACTGACTCCAACGTCCAGTACGACGTGTCGGCCATAGCCATCTCCGGCGGCTCCATCGTTCAAACGGACTACGTCACATCTAGCGGTAGCGGCGGCACAAACCCTCTGGCTGATCCTGCGGGGTACAACTGGGACTTACAGCTTGGGGTATCGCTTGCAAACGTCAGCGACATCTACACCGTGCAGATCCGCACGGTCTCCGGGGCGACCACAGGCGATGCCGTGGGCTCGCTGTCGTTCTGGGACTTGACTCAGTGAGGTAGAGATGACAGGTGACGGCAGCATAGGCGACTTCCAGGGCGGCGGGGGCGATGCGTCTTTTGGAGATTCTGTTGGTCCAGGGGTTGGCAGCGTAGATGCTGGTTATTTTTCTGACGCAGGCGGCGTTAGTGGCGTAACCGGCTATTCCTCCGGCGATTACGGGCAAAACGTGTTTGGGGCGCTTGATCGCGCGCTTGCGGGACAAGACCTTGACCGTGACTCTCTTGCGGCACTTGCTGCGGTGGGTCTGGGTAAAGTGGATATTTCACCTACGCAAAACGTAGAACAGGCCCTTGCCGCGCGGAACGTCACCAATTTTATGGAAAAGGCGGTCCCTGCACTTGTAGGTCTGATCCCCAACTACGGCACCATCTCCACTATCGGCAGGGTGGGTTCAGGGCTGCTGTCTGGCACGATGACGCCTGCGCAGGCCCTTACTGCGGGGATTGCAGGAGCGCTTGGTGCGAAGACCGGCATCCCCGGTCCCGTGTTTGAAGGCATCCTTAGCGGCAACTTCGGCAAGGCCGCAGGGGCTGGCGTGCAAGGAGGACTTACATCGCTGGCAAACAACCTCACTGGCAGTCCGCTTGGTGGACTGGCGCTTAATCTGTCTGGTATCGGCCCCGCAGTCGGCAGGAGCGTGTCAGAAGCGGTGTCTGGCGGCACGGGTGGGTCAAGGTCTAGTGGTTTGGGCGCAGCCCTCGGTCTGTCTTCGGCACCGTCTCAGGGGTCATCTCCCACAGGCAACACCTACGGCGACACAGGGGTCAACGCAGACACCTACGCGGTCCTGGCAGCGATAGAACAGGCAGCGCAAGAACCCAAGCAGCCCGAGTGGTCCTCACAGATGACTGCAGGACGCTACGGCCCCCTGATGGACTACCAGTTTGGAGCGTGATATGAGCGACTATTTT